ATGGCAACATATACGAGCAATTATCAGCTGCACCAGTGGGTGCCGGAGGACGACTTCCTCCGCACGGACTTCAACACGGATTTTCAGAAGATCGACGCGGCGCTGGCGGGACTGGAGGCAAACAAGGCCGCACAGTCCAACCTGGCCGCCCTGCAGTCCAGCGTGGCCGCCGCCCAGTCCACCGCCAGCGGCCGGGCCCGGGCCATTCTGGGCAGCTACACGGGCAACGGGGCCGAGACCCGCTCCATCTCCGTGGGGGCCAGCCCAAAGGCCGTTATCCTGTCCTGGGACAACAACAGCGATACGGCCCTGAAAGGCGGCGGGGCGGTGCGCACCATCACCGTCACCTCCAACGGCTTCCGCACCGACGACGCCACCATGAACGAGAGCGGCATGGCCTACACCTATCTGGCCATCGTGTGAGAAAAGGGAAAACCCCCGGGCAGGGCCCGGGGGTTTTCGTGTGCTTGGGATAGATGCGCGTGAGACCGGATCAGCGGCCGCCAGCGGCGGTATAGTCGGAGACAGTCACATCTTTGGTAATGCCAGTCAAAGTGTAGGTGGTGCGGCCAGCGCCGTCGACCTCACCTTTCTGCACCTCGGCACCTTCCGCCTCGATCTCAACAGAAGTAGCGAAGGTCAGAGTACCATTTTCGGCATAAGCCTCAGTCACCTGCTTGTCGTTCACATAGCAGGGCTTGGTGGTGCTGAAAATAACCTTGGGATCCTCGGTCACCACAACGCGAATGTTCAGCTTATCGGTAGCAGAAGCATCCTTAAGAGCAGTAGCCGGGATAGTGTAAGAGCTTCCGGTTGCATCCTCAATCACGGTGTAGCTGCTGTACTGAGACGCATCGCTGTCGACAAGATACTTGACCTCCTTGATCTGGAAGTGATCCTTGGCGGTAACAGTAAAGGTCAGATCCTTGGTGTTATCAAAGATCAGCTCAGCCTCAACGCCGCTGACAGTGGCACCGTCCTTGGCAGTTCCCTTCTCATTGACAACAGTAATGGAACCCACAGTGGCAGTCCACTCAGCCTCAACATCAGATCCGATGATAACCTTATAATAGGTGACGGACTGTTTATCCTGAGAGGTCACGGTGATAGTCCAGTTCCAGCCGGACTTGACAGCAGGAGAGCCAGCCAGGGTACTGTCTGCCACATCCTGATTGCTGCCGTTCTTCACAGCCTTTGTGGCTCCAGAAGGAAGACCAATCTCCATCAGGGTTGCAGTGCTGTTCTGCTCAGCGGTGATGTCGCTGACGGTGAGCACATAAGGATCCTCCTCAGTGCCCTCACCGGTAGCCTTGCTCAGGTCAACCTTGACGCCCTTGACGGTCAGAGAGGTCAGCTCGCTGTCGGTCTGGCCGGCGGTCAGCTTCACGGTGATGACGTACTCCTCGGAGACGAGGCCCTTGGTGGCCTGGACGTACAGGGCGGTGGTGTCCTTATCCAGGGCGTCTTTCTTATCCAGCGGGGTATCGCTATCGCTGGCGGCATAGGCCTTGACGGTAACGCCGCTGGTGGTGGTCTTGACCACGTCATCAGTGGTGTTAGTCCACTTGTCGTAAGGCAGGGTCACATAGCCGCCGTTGCCGCTCAGAGTGACCTTCTCGCCCTTAATGGTCAGGTTGGTCAGCAGGGTGTTGGTGGGAACGTCGGTGCCGGGCTGCTCCTCCAGGCCCTCGTCGTCCAGGTAGACCAGCTCGCCGCCATTCGCGATGGTGATGCTGTCGGGCTTGGTGATGACGGACAGCTTGCCGCCGTTGTTCAGCGCCACGGAGCCAGCCTCGATGGTGCCGGGGACATAGACCTCGCCGTCAATGACAACGGAGCCAGCCTTCAGGTAGTGGATAGCGCCGTCGGCCTCATAGGTGACCTTGCCCTTGGTGTTCACGGTCAGGGTGCCGTCGATATCCATGTCGGCGCCCACGTTCATGGTCAGGGTGCTGTCGGCGTTAACGGTAACGTTAGCGGTGTCGCCGGTGACGGGGTCGATCAGCATGTCGCCCACCACCACGGAGCCGGCGCCAGCGGCGGTGCCGTCGCCGACAGTGAGATAACCGTTAGTGCTGTTATAAGTGTTGTCGTACAGGCAGATGCTGCCACGGGCGATCAGGGTGTCCTTGCTGGTGACCTTAATGCCGTAGGCATAGACGTCATCCGCCTCGGCGTGGCCGTTGACGGTCAGGTAGGCAACAATGATGTCCTCGCCGGCATACAGGTAGTCATTGACGTCCAGATCAAAGTAGCGGTTGTCAGGATCGGTGGCGACGCCGTTGTAGGAAGTGTCGCCGCCGTTGCCCACGACGCTGCCCAGCACGCCCACGCGGGCGTTGATCTCGGTGCTCTCGGTCAGCAGCAGGTCGCCGCCCACCTGGGTATCGGTGGCGATGATGCCGTCGCCCGGGTTCTCAGCGCCGATGCCGTCGCCGACATAGTAGTCGCCGCGGACGCGCAGGGTGCCCAGGCCGGAGACGTCATAGCCGTTCTCGTGCAGGTCGCCCTCCACCTGGAGGATCACGTCCTCGGGGATCACCAGATCATTGGTCAGGGTCAGGTCGCCCACGACCATGACGTTGGTCTCGTCCACCAGGTAGCTCTGGATCTGCCACTGGCTCCAGGTGCCCATGTAGGGGTACACACGCTCGTAGTTGGTCAGATCCCAGTTGAAGTTCCAGCCGGTGCCGGTGATGTCGTTGGGATCCAGATCCCAGATCCAGGCGGTGCGCACCTGGCCCTCGGACACGATGACCACGGCGTTCACGTTGATGTTGCGCTGGAACACGCCGGTGGGCACGTCGTCGCCGCCGCGGTCAACCTCGGTCACGTCCCAGACGTTGGCGTCGGCGGGCAGGGCGATGTGGCGGTAGCCGTTGAGCTCGATGGTGCCGTTGATGAGCAGGTCGGCATAGCCGTTGGCGCGGGTCCACATGGAGCCGATGTCATAGGTGCCGTCGGCGTTCTCGCTGTAGGTCCAGGCGCGCATGTAGTGGGTGTCGTCCTCGTCGTCGAAGTCGCCCTTGTCGTCGATGTCGATGGTGGCGGCGGTGCCGTCCTCAAAGACAACGTTCAGCTCCAGCTTATCCTTGCCCACGGCGTTGGCGGACAGGACCAGCATGTAGTTGGCGGCCACGGTGTTGGGCTCGGCCTCGAACAGGATGACAGCGGCCAGGTTGGAGGCCTGATACTCGCCGTTGGTGGTCTTCTCCAGGGCGGGGATCACCTGCACGTCGGTGCCGGCGTCCACGTCGCTCATGTTGTTCCAGCCGGTGGCCACGCCATAGACGTAGTCCTCGCCGTCCTTGTACCAGTAGAAGGCCACGGTGTTCAGGTCAACGGCGTAGCTGCGGGTATCGTCGTGCCAGTTGCCCTTCTCGTCCTCATAGGTACCGGTCACGCGGATGTTGCCGTAGCCGTTGTCATAGCCGTTGGTGGCGTAGTACTGCAGGTTGTTGGTGGTGTTGTTGTCATCCACACCGTCCATGAAGATCACATCGCCGTTATCGGCCACACCGGCGGTCTCGTCGGGGTTGTGGGTCTGGTCGATCTCGATGGAGCTGGTGGGATTGGTCTCGAAGGTGTTGCCCTGCAGCACGGACTCGATGGTCAGCTCGTCGCCGGCCTCGTTCAGGCTGTAGGTGATGATGGAGCCGGCGGCGAGGCCGGTGGCGTAGGTATCCTGCTTATCGTTGATCTTGTCGCCGGAGCCATCCTGCACCACGTCGCGGGAGCCCAGGTAGTACTCCAGCTTCTCGTCATCGGTGTCAACAGAAGCAGGCAGAGCGCCGCGGATGTTGTCGATGCTGGTGAAGGCGTCGGCGGAGTCGTCCCAGTTGAGGTTGAACTGCTTCTCGGTGCCGTCGGCCATCAGGATCTTGATCTGGCCGGAGCGGTCCAGGGCGTTCTGGGTCCAGGCGGAGTCCAGAACCAGGGCGTAGTTGGTCACGACCTCCTCGGCGGGACGATAGGCCACGATGTAGCCATGGGAGTCCAGGATGAAGTCATAGCGGACGTCAAAGCCGGGCGCGTCGTCGCGCACGTCCTTGTTGTCGATGTCGAAGTTCTCCACATCCACGTCCACGATGGAGGCCACGTCCAGGATGAAGGACTGGTAGTAGTTGTCGCCGTCGTCAATGGTGATGAACAGCTCGTCCTCACGGTCGCGGTCGATGCGGGTCATGTTGCCGGTCACGATCTGGGGATTGGCAACATAGGTGCGGCCGCCGTACTGGACGTAGAGGATCAGATCCTCAGTCTCCAGGGACAGGTTCTCGGTGGTGGTCACACCCTCCAGGGAGACCTTCTTCACGCTGACCATGTCGGCGGTGTCGATGGTGGTGCTCGCGGTCTTGCCGTTGAGCTTCTCCTTGCTGTCGCGGTCGGGAGCGAAGAAGGTCAGGGTCTCCTTGCTCTCGTTGTAGCGCTGCACCTCGGACAGGGTCTCCTGCAGGTACAGCACGTACTCGGCGATGCCGTCATCGTCGTTGTCGATGACCTGCACCTCCACGCCGTTCAGGGTGAAGTCGCTGCCCTTGTAGCCATAGAGGTAGTCGTTGACCCAGTCAATGGCGTCGTCGGCGTCGGCCATGTAGCCGTAGTTGACGTAGTACTCGGTGTCCTCGTTCACGGCCACGCCGGTGCCCTTCAGGTAGTCCTTCACGGTATCCTCGGTGGCGGCGGTGAAGTTGATGACGTTGGCCTCGTCGTCAGTGGCCACGCCCAGCACCTTGGAGTTGGCCAGGATGGTGGTCTTCTCCACGTACATGGTGACAGCCTTGCCCATGTACTCAACAGGGGTGGTCACATTGAAGGTCACGGGCTCGGTCTCCTTCACGCCCTCCTCCACGCGGGTGTTGGAGGTGGTGGAGTCATACCAAACCACGTTGGCCAGGGTGGTGCGGCCCTCGCGCAGAGCCTCGTCAGAGTCGGTCTGCTGCAGCTGAGCCCACTCGTTGGCCACAACCACGCCCTCGACGCGGATCACGCCGAACACGTAGCTCAGGATGGTGCGGTGGTCGGCATAGGACAGCGCATAGCCGTTCTGATACTGCTCGATCATCTCCACGTCCATGGCGTTGTAGATCAGCAGAGCCGCGTCGTCGCGGTTCAGAGGAGCGCTCACGTCCTTGTCGAAGTTGCGGAAGATGCCCAGCTCGTGGGCCAGGGCGGCGGTGTTCAGCGCCCAGTCATCGCCCACCAGGCCCTCGATCTCAGCCTCGTAGCCCAGCGCGGTCAGCAGCATCTTGGCGGCCTCCACGGCGGTCACGTTGGCGGAGGGGTCGAAGGTGCCATTGCCGCGGCCGGCAATGACGCCAAGGGTGTAGCAGTAGTTGATGTAGCCCTTGGCCCAGTTGGCGCTGATGTCAGTCAGGCCGCTGTTGACGTTCATGTACAGATCGTCACAGTTCTGGTTGTTGCTCAGCATGACGGAGATCATCTTCGCCATCTGAGCGCGGTCTACATTCTCGCCGGGCGCATAGGAACCATCGGGCTTGCCCTCGATGATCTCCAGCGTGGTGAGCATGGAAACCGCATCCTTGTTCACGATCTCTCCGCGGTCGGAGAAATCGTTGTAGCTCACAGCGGAAGCGCCGACGACCATCATGCCGATCAGCATGGCGGCGGCCAGAAGCAGGCTGAGAGCCCGTTTGAGGTTTCTCATCTTGGATTTTCCTCCTTCTAAAATTTGAGGCTCAGATTGCCATATTCCACCAATATCCGGTAAAATAGGGAAATCAGAGGCGTATGACGACCCTTACATCAGACTAGAAGTAAGTAAATCCTGCGGTATGCGGGTGTTTTTAGCCTGATTTGCAGCTTGGAAGTTCCCGTGGTAGACATTTGGTAGACACGAGACGGCAAAAGAAAGGGCGCGCAGCGGGAAACCGCTGCGCGCCAATGGATTGCGGGATTAAATTGGTAGACATTTGGTAGACATAGAAATAAATTTTGAAAAAGCCGGCGCTTAAGTGTACGCGGATGGTTCACTTTTTGCTTCCGGGAACCAGGGGTGAGGAGGGAAGCGCGTGAGAAACGAGCGGACAAGGCTGCTCCACCGGATGGAACGGCTGGCACAGTGCAGGGTCAACGACGCGGTGAAGCTGGCCTTCCTGAATGAGGGACAGCTGGAGAAGATTGACGGGCTGGAGTTGGGAGCACTGAAGGAGTTCAAGCGCAGCGGAAACGGCGCGGTGGAACTCAAGCTGGTGGATCGGGCGGCGGTGCTGGAACGGCTGGTGGAGCTGTCCGGAGGACGGGAGGACAAGGCGGAGGCTTTCTTTCAGGCGCTGAAGGAGAGCGCCGATGCGGTTTGAGACATTTTCCCGGCAGCAGAGGCGGGTGCTCACCTGGTGGCTGGCGCCGGAGACCAGAGGGCTGGAGGCCGTGATCTGCGACGGGGCGGTGCGCAGCGGCAAGACCATGTGCATGGGGCTGTCCTTTTTCCTCTGGGCCATGGGGTGCTTTGACGGGGCCGTTTTTGGCCTGTGCGGCAAGACCGCTTCCGCCCTGCGGCGGAATCTGCTGGACGAGGTGCTGCCCGCCCTGGGGGAGCTGGGGTTTCAGTGGGAGGAGCGGGTGTCCCGGGGCCGGCTGCGGGTGCGGTTCGGCGGAAGGGAGAACACGTTTTATATTTTTGGCGGCAAGGACGAGGGCAGCGCGGCCCTGATCCAGGGGGTGACCCTGGCCGGAGTGCTGCTGGACGAGGCGGCCCTCATGCCCCGCTCCTTCGTGGAGCAGGCCTGCGCCCGGTGCTCGGTGCCGGGAAGCCGGCTGTGGTTCTCCTGCAACCCGGAGAGCCCGGAGCACTGGTTTTATAAGGAGTGGATTCAGAAGGCGGAGGAGCGGCGGGCCCTCTATCTCCACTTCACCATGGCGGACAACCCCGCCCTCACCCCCCAGGTGCGGGAGCGGTACGCCCGCAGCTTCAGCGGTACCTTCTACCGGCGGTTCGTGATGGGGGAGTGGGTGGCCGCCGAGGGGCGGGTGTACGACTTCTTCGACGAGTCCATGGTGCGGCCCGCCCCTGGGGGAGAGATGGAGCGGTGGTGTATCTCCTGCGACTACGGCACCGTCAACCCCACGTCCCTGGGGCTGTGGGGCCTGCAAAACGGGGTGTGGTACCGGGTGAAGGAGTACTACTATGACTCACGGGCGGAGCGGGCACAGAAGACCGACGGGGAGTACGCCGACGCCCTGGAGCAGCTGGCCGGGGGACGGCCTATCTGGAAGATCGTGGCCGACCCGTCGGCGGCCAGCTTCATCGAGGTGCTCCGCCGGAGGGGCTGGCGGGTGGAGAAGGCCGACAACGACGTGCTGGCCGGCATCCGCACCACCGCCGGGCTGCTCAAGGCGGGGAAGCTGGTCATCTGCGAGGGATGCAGGGACGCCATCCGGGAGTTCTCCCTCTACTGCTGGGACGAAAAGGCCGTGGGCGACCGAGTGAAAAAAGTCCACGACCACGCCATGGACGACATTCGCTACTTCGCCGCCACCGTGGCGGCGGGGGAGCGGGGATACTTCGGCGGCCTGTGCGTGGAGCGGGGACGGTTTTAGACAAGCGAGACGGGAGGAAGGGCATGGGTGTGTTAGGAAAGAAAAAGGACGTGGGGGCCGGGACGGCGGTACAGCTCCGGGAGGGGGGACGGCACCCCTTCGGCGTGCTGGACGGTTACGTCCCCCTGAGAAACGGGGAGATCGCCCTCTACCGGAGCATCCGGGAGGCGGTGCCCATCGTGGACGCCGCCCTGCGCAAGCTGGTGCGGCTGGCCGGCGGCGTACAGGTGCTCTGCCGGGACAAAAGTGCCCAGGAGGGGCTGGACTGGTTCCTCCAGCACGTGAACACCGGAAGGGGACAGCGGGGGATCCAGTCCTTCCTGGACTGCTACCTGGACTCCATGCTCACCTGCGGCCGGGCCGTGGGGGAGATCGTCCCCGACCGCCGGGGGCGGGACATCGCCGCCCTGCTGTGCGGCAACCCGGCGGACATCGAGATCCGGGAGGGGGACTCCCCCCTGGAGTTTGCCATCTGGGGGCGGGACGCCGTCGGCGGTCTGCGGGAGCTGCCCCGGCAGGAGCTGCTCCTCTTCACCCCGTTTCAGCCCGAGGTGGGCAGCCCCTACGGGGTGAGCCTGCTGCGCTCCATGCCCTTCCTGACGGAGATCCTGCTGAAAATCTACCAGGCGGTGGGCATGAACTGGGAGCGGATGGGCAACGTGCGCTTCGCCGTGGTGTACAAGCCCGGCGACAGCCCCCTGGATCAGTCCATGGCCCAGGAGCGCAGCCGCCAGATCGCAAAGGAGTGGTCTGCCGCCATGCAGGCGGGCAAGGACGGCTCCGTCCGGGACTTCGTGGCCGTGGGCGACGTGGACATCAAGGTCATCGGGGCGGACAATCAGATTCTGGACAGCGAGGTGCCCGTGCGGCAGATCCTGGAGCAGCTCATCGCACGGACGGGGATCCCGCCCTTTCTGCTGGGCCTCAGCTGGTCCTCCACCGAGCGGATGAGCACCCAGCAGGCCGACATGATGACCAGCGAGATCACCGCCATCCGGCGGGGGCTGGAGCCGGTGGTGGAGCGCATCTGTGAGCTGTGGCTGACCCTCCACGGCTATGACCGCCGGGTTGCCGTGGACTGGGCGGACATCAACCTCCAGGATCTGGTGGAGGAGGCCCGGGCGGAGCTGTACCGGGAGCAGGCGGAGGATCTGCGGCTGGCCCGGGAAAACAAGAAAGCCTAAAAGAAGCCGGCCCGGGCAGCCGAGACCAGATCGGGGCCCCCGGGGAAGCGCGAAGCGCTTTCCTGGGGAGAGGCGGAGCAGCGGAATGATCGAGTCCCGCCGCATGCGGCGGGACGAGGGATATGGAGCTTGCGACGACGAGGTGGAGGAAGCCCGGGCAGAGCTTTACCGGGAGCAGGCCCTGGCGGCCAGGCTGGAGAACGAGGAGAGGGAGAGAAAACAGAAAGCCGGGCTGGAGACGGCGGGCGGATGATATCCGCCCCTGCGGGATCGTGAACGGCGGGGGCGAGCCCCCGCCCTACATGGTCAAGAATGGATCACACATAGCAAAACGAGAGCAGAGGGAAGGGAGCGATGGGATGATCATCAGCAAGGACGCGGGCGTGGACGGCGCCCTGGAGCTCAATCCCCAGGAGCTGGCCCAGATCAACGCCTGGAGCCGGAGGGAGCTGAAAGCGGAGGAGGTGTACGCCTTCGCGGTGAAGCTGTGCGACAACGAGGTGGATCGGGACTGGGAACGGTTCCCGGCGGCCACCCTGGAGGAGCTGGCCCCCCTCTTTGCGGGCAAGAGCGGCCTGTTCGACCACCAGTGGAGCGCCAGGGAGCAGACCGCCCGTATCTACCGCACCGAGGTGGTGCGGGAGGCGCGGCTTACCGGGGCGGGGGAGCCCTACTGCTACCTAAAGGGGTACGCCTACCTGCTGCGCACCGAGGGCAACCGGGAGCTCATCGCCGAGATCGAGGGCGGCATCAAGAAAGAGGTCAGTGTGGGCTGCGCCGTGGAGCGGGCGGTTTGCTCCATCTGCGGCCAGGACATCCACACCTGCCCCCATGAGAAGGGGGAGGAGTACGGCGGTCAGCAGTGCTGGGCCGACCTGGTGGGCGCCACCGACGCCTACGAGTGGTCGTTCGTGGCGGTGCCCGCCCAGAAAAACGCGGGGGTGATGAAGCACTGGAGGCTGGAGCAGGAGGCGGCCCTGGGGCGGAAGTACTTGGAGGGCCTGCGGAGCGACGTGGTGCGGCTGGGCGGCCTGGCCGGGCTGGAGCTGGAGCACGGCACCCTCAAGGCCATCGCGGCCAGGCTGGAATACCCCGAGCTGACCGCCCTGCGGAAGGCCCTGGAGAAGCAGGCCGACCGGAGGTTCCCGGCGGAGACCCAGCTGACCTACGGCGAAGCACAGAGCGGGACGGAGCAGAGAGACGGGGCATTTTTGATCTGAACAGAAAGGGGACGGGAGTATGAGCAAGATTTCCTTTGACGGCATTGGCGAGGTGGTGGCCACCTTTACCTGCGGCGCGGACGTGAAGGCGGGCCAGGTGGTCAAGGCCTCCGGCAACGGGGCCGTGGACAAGTGCGGCGACGGCGAACGCTTCTGCGGCGTGGCCCTCACCGCCGAGGACGGCTACGCCGCCGTCCAGGTGGCCGGGTTGGTGAAGGTGGCCGCCGCCGAAGGGGTGGCGGTGGGCTGGAACAAGCTTCTGGCCGACGGCACCGGCGGCGTCAAAAAGGACAGCGCCAGCCCGGCCACCGGCGGGGACTATCTGGTCATCTCGGTGGACAGCGACGGCGCCGTGGTGCGGCTGTAAGAAAGGGAGGAATGTGGATATGGGTTATCGCTTTGACAATCTGAGACTGGAAAAGGGCATGTACAACGAGGCGGGGCGCTCCTTCACCCAGGTGCTGGAACGGGAGGATCCCTCCGAGCAGTACAAGGGCACCGCCCTGGAGGGGCTGGACGCCTATCAGCGGCAGCTCAAGCGGTTCGACATCAAGGTGAAGGGCGCGGGCAGCGACGCGGTGGAGAAGTTCTTCGCCACTAGCCAGTCCGCCGTGCTCTTCCCCGAGTACATCGCCCGCTCCGTGCGGCAGGGTATGGAGGAGGCCAACCTGATCCCCCACATCACCGCCGCCGTCACCCAGTTCGACGGCATGGACTACCGCTCCATCGCGTCGGTGCCCGACGAGGAGCAGAAGGCCCTGCGCCGGGTGGAGGAGGGGGCCTCCATCCCCCAGACCCAGGTGAAGAGCCAGGAGAACCTGGTGAAGCTCTACAAGCGGGGACGGATGCTGGTGGCCCCCTACGAGGCCATCCGCTACCAGAAGCTGGATCTGTTCTCCGTCACCCTGCGGCAGATCGGCGCCCACATCAACCGGATGCACCTGGAGGACGCCATCGACGTGCTGCTCAACGGGGACGGCAACGGCAACCCCGCCCAGAGCTTTACCGTGGGCACCGACCCCATCGGCGGCACCGTCGGCAAGCTGACCTACGACGAGCTGGTGGACTTCTGGAGCCAGTTTGACCCCTATGAGATGAACACACTCCTGGTCAGCGGGGATGAGATGCTCACCCTGCTCAAGATGGAGGAGTTCCAGAACCCCCTCACCGGCCTCAACTTCCAGGGCACCGGCAAGCTGGCCACCCCCCTGGGCGCCACCCTGCTGCGCACCTCCGCCCTGGCCAGCGGCACCATGATCGGCCTGGACAAGCGGTACGCCCTGGAGATGGTGCAGGGCTCCGACGTGCTGGTGGAGTACGACAAGCTCATCGACCGGCAGCTGGAGCGGGCCGCCATCACCAGCATCTCCGGCTTTGCCAAGCTGTTCACCGACGCGGCCAAGGTGCTGAAGGTAAAATGACGGAGAAGATCATGGCCATGGCCAAGGCCCTGGGCCATGTGACGGCAGGACAGGAGACCGCCCTGGAGGCCCTGTGCCAGGCGGCGGAGACCGAACTGACCCGCCGCCTGCGGCCCGGGGTGTCCCCGGAGGACTGCGGAAGCGCCTTCGTGCTGGCCTGCGCCTGGATGGCCCTGGCCGGCCTGACCGCCGGGGAGAGTGCCGGGGTGGAGCGGTTCACCGCCGGCAGCCTTACCATCCAGGAGGGGGGCGGGGCGGACGCCGCGGAGCGCTCCGCCGCCCTCCGCCTCCAGGCCGAGACGGTGCTGGGGCCCTATCTGGCCGACCGGGGCTTCGCCTTCCAGGGGGTGGAGGGATGACCGGGGCCTGGGGACGGATCCTGGACAAATACGGCCAGCGGGTGGCCGTGGTGCGGGACGGAGCGGAGACCCTCTGCCGGGCCTTCCTCCAGCCCGCCCTGGAGACCCGGGAGGACTGGTTCCAGAGCCTGCCCACCCCCCTGGGAACGGTGCGGCGGGATCAGTGGCTCTACCTGGGGCCGTCGGAGGTGAGCCTGGACGGCCTGGGGGACGGCTATGTGGCGTGGAACAACACCCAATTTGAAGTGCGCGCCGCCCAGCCCGTCTGCCTGGGGGAGGACACCATCTATTGGTGGGCCCTGCTGGCGGTGCGGGATCCGGAGCCGGAGGACGGCCCCGGGGAGACGGCGTGACAGCGGGACGCGCCGGGAGAAAGGAGAGTGAGACGCTTGGATTTTCAGACGGTGCGGGAGCGGATGGCGGAGTTCCTCAACCGGAACGGGGTGGAGGCGGTGTGCGCCTACCCCGACAGCGGCCGGACACGGCGGGACGGCGCTGTGGCTGCGGTCTCCGTCCGGGCCTGCCAGGGCGGGCCGGAGGGCTTCCGGGACTACCTGGGGGAGCGGTATGACGAGGCCACCGGCCAGTGGCAGGAGCTGTACGGCCGGAGGATCACCCTCACCCTGGGGCTGGATCTCTACGCCCCCCAGGGCTGCGGCGCGGCGGGGATCCAGGCGGCCTATGACAGGCTGGCCGAGGCACTCCAGTGGGACGGGCCCACCGGGCTGGTGCTCCAGGAGCTCTCCTGCGGGGAGACCGAGTTTGACCGGGAGGCGGGGCTCTTCCACCGGCCAGTGACGGCGGTGTGCCGGGGCTTCCTCTACGCCGTGGCCAGCGAGGGCGGCACGTTCCTGGACTTTATTGTGAGAGGAGAGGTCGAGGTTTGAGTATCACAAATCATGAGCGGCCGGGGGTGTACTCCCAGTACGACGCCTCCACCGTGATCAGCAGCACCGGCGGCGGGCAGAACGTGGGCCTGGCCGCCCTGTACGACGGCGACGAGGAGGTGGAGGGCCTGTACACCTTCAGCCGCTACGAGGACGCGGCGACCGCCTTCGGGGAGGCGGCCATCACCGAGCTGGTGCGGCTGCTGTTCCTCAACGGCGCGGCCCAGGTGAAGGCGGTGCCGGTGGCGGATGCGGAGAGTTATGAGGACGCCTTCGCCCTGCTGGAGGCGGAGGAGGACATCGCGGTGGTGGTGTGCGACAGCGACACCCTCACCGTCCAGCAGGCCCTGCGGGACAGCATCAACACCGCCTCCGCCAACCGGCGGGAGCGCATCGCCGTGGTGCGGGGCAAGACGGCGGAGACGGTGAGCAACCTGGTCACCCAGGCACAGAGCCTCAACAGCGAGCGGATGGTGCTGGTGGCCCCACTGGGGGGCGACGCAGGCGCCGCCGTGGCCGCGGCGGTGGCGGGGCCATCGCCGCCGAGCGACCCGCCGTCCCCTGGGGCGCGGAGCTCAAGGGGTGGGCGCCCTCCAGGCCCAGCAGCGACACCGAGATCGACACCCTGGTGCGGGGCGGCGTCACCCCGTGGAGGCGTGGCCGGGGTGGTCAGCGTGGTGCGGGGTCACCACCCGCACCAAGACCGGCGAGGCCGCCGACGCCACCTGGCGGGAGCTGACCACCATCCGCATCGTGGACGACGTGATCCCCACCGTGCGCAACGCCCTCAAGGCCCGGTTCCGCCGGGCCAAGAACACCGAGCAGAGCCGGGGGGCCATCCGCTCCCAGGTGGTGGTGGAGCTGGAGAACAAGCTGGCCCGGGAGATCATCACCGGGTACGAGAACGTCACCGTGACGGCGGACACCGAGAACCCCACCGTGTGCCTGGTGGACTTCGCCTTCACCGTGGCCCACGGCCTCAACCAGATCTGGCTGAGCGCACACATCACGGTTTAAGGCGGGCGCGCCGGGGTCGTCGCGCCCCACAGGGGCCGGGACGGCACACCCTGCATAATCAGAGAGGAGGAACGCCATGAAAGTCGCGGGATTTCCCACCAGCAGCGACATCTATCTGGAGATTGACGGGAAAAAGGTGGCGGTGGTGCAGAGCTATACCGCCAAGTCCACCCGCTCCAGCCAGACCGTGGAGGCCTTCGGCGAGGACGAGCCGGTGGCCACCATCCCCGGCCAGCGCAACCACGTGCTGGAGCTGACCAGGCTCTACGCTACCGACGAGGCCATCCGGGACGGCATCAACTTCCACGAGCTGGAGGACTTCAGCCTGGTCATCTGCAAGCCCGACCGGAAGATCATCTACTCCGGCTGCCAGTGGAGCGCCATCGGAGAGACCGGGGAGCTGGGGGCCATGGTGGTGGAGAAGATCACCGTGGTGGCCGCCAAGCGGATCGAGACGGTGGTATGAGAAAAAACATCGGAGCGGGGCGGGAGCGGATGAGGCTGGAGGACGGACGGGAGCTGCGGCTCCTGTCCGCCCTGGAGGTGCTCCAGGCCCGGCGGGAGGCGGAGGAGCTGGCCCAAAACGAGGGGGAGCGGGCCCTGTGCGCCAATGCCTGCCTGCTGGCCCGGGCCCTGGAAAACCACGGCAGGCCGGTGTTTGACAGCGGAAAGGCCGTGCTGGCGGCCATGGGCGTCCGGGAGATCGGGGCGCTGGCCGGAACGTGGGCCGCCTTTGACAGGGAGGAAAACCCCTCCCCGGAGGACGGACGGGAGCGGGCCCTCGCCCTAAAAAAAGCCTGGAGCACGCGCCTGATGAGCGCCTTCGCTGGCGCGTGCTCCGGGCGTTCGGGGCCCTCCCCACAGAGGAGCGGGCCCAGAAAATGAAGGCGCGGGACTTCCTCTGGTGCGCGGTCAACCTGGTGCTGGATCGGGAGGAGGAGCTGAACCGGCTGTGCCCCTCCTGCCGGGCCCAGGCCGAGGAGGCGCGGTGCCTCTGCTGCGGCGCGCCCCTGGACGGGGTGTCCGTGGGGCAGAACGCCTCCTTCGATGAGGAGCGGTTTGAGCGGCTGAAACGGGGGGAGACCGGGTGAGAGACTATATCGAGGCCCTGCTGGCGGGGCTGGAGGAAGAGGAACCATCGGAAGAGACGGCGGAGCTGGACATCAGCCCTGCCGTGGTACGGCTGGAAAAGAGAGAAGAATGGACGGCAGAGGACGGCGGGGAACCGCTGCCCGCCGCACCGGGGATGGAGAGCGCCTCGCCGTCGGCCGCCGGAGCAGACGCCCCGGCAGAGACGGCGGGGCGCGGGGCTCGCGCGGAGATGGAGGAGGGCAGCGGGGCGGAGGCCCTGCTGCCCGGCCTGACGGACACGGCCGCGGCGGTGCGCCGGGCGGCCCGGAGAGAGGACGGGCCGCCCCCGGCCGGGGTGCGGGAGGCGGCGGAGCACGCCGGGGCCGCGGGCGGTCTTCTGCGGCGATTGGAGACCGACGGCGGGGCGGCGGCCCCGGCGCTCCCGGGTGACGGAGGGGACAGCCCCGCCGGAGGCGGGAGGCCCTCCGGGGCCGCCTGGCTGGCGGAGCAGGTGGGGCGGAGCCTCCGCCCCGCCGTGGAACAGACCGGGCGGAGCGGCGGAAGCGTGACGGTGATCCGCCCGGCGGAGCGGGGCGGCGGGACGGTGGAGGCCGAGGGGCTGGATCGCATGTTCCGCCGGGACGCCAGAAGATATGACGGGGGGTTCCAGCTGCTGTGAGACTGTCGGCAATGCGGTACAAGGACTATGTGTGGCCCCACAACCCGCGGGTGTACTCCATCGAGTATGAGCGCTCCATGGGGGCGTGGAAGGTGCCCTTCGGGCGCTATCAGCTCCAGGATCTGGGGCCCGGCCACCGGGTCATGCGTGGCGAGGGGGAGTTTGTGGGCGAGGGGGCCTACGAGGAGTTCAAGCGCCTGGCCACCGTGTTCTACTCGGAGGGGCCGGGCCTGCTAGTTCACCCGGTGTGGCAGACGGCCAACGCCTACTTTGTGGAGCTCTCCCTCCGGATGGAGCCCCGGCCCGACTATGTGCGCTACACCTTTGCCTTCTGGGAGGGGTACGACGGTCACAGCACGGGAATTGAGGTGACCACCCCTGCCGGGGGGGAGGACGGGGGCGGCGGCACGGCGGCAGGCAATGCCGCCGCCGGGAAAACCCACACGGTGCGCCAGGGGGAGACCCTGTGGGGGATCGCCCAGAATTACGGCCTGGAGCTGACGGAACTCATCAGGCTCAACCCCCAGATCAAGAACCCCAATCTGATTGTGGTGGGAGAGAAGGTGCGTGTGGCGTGATGCAGGGCGTGCTGACCTGCTGGGACGGGCGGAGGATCATCCTGCCCGATGTGGTGCGCTGGAAGTTCCAGTACGGGTGCGGAACCCCCTGCGACAGCTTCCAGCTCACCTGCCTGTGGGAGCCGGGGGAGGCCGATGTGCTGGCCGAGGCGGTGGGCTTTACCGCCAGCCAGGACGGGGAGACGGTCTTCACCGGCGTGGTGGATGAGTGTGAGCGGGGATGGGACAGCTCCGGCGGCACCCTGACGGTGGCGGGCCGGGGGATGGCCGCCCGGCTGCTGGACAACGAGGCCCTGGGGGCCGACTACCAGGTGGCCACCCTGGAGGACATCCTGCGGGATCATGTGGCCCCCTACGGCATCCCGGCCTCCGTGGGGGCGGAGCTGCCGGCGGTGCCCAATTTCTCGGTGTCCACCGGGAGCAGCGAGTGGCAGGTGGTCTATGAGTTCTGCCGCTACTATGGCGGCATCGCCCCCCGGTTTGACCGGTACGGACGGCTGGTGATCGCCCCCTGGCCCGACGGAGAGCGGCGGGTGCTGGGCCCGGACGCGGCGGTGACCAGGCTCACCCTGCGGGATCAGCGGTACGGCGTGCTCTCCCAGGTGCTGGTGCGGGATCGTACCAGCGAGGAGGTGCAGACCGTCGCCGACGGCGACTTCCTGCGCCGGGGCGGCAGGAGCCGCCGGGTGCTCACCATGCCGGGGAAGAGCAGCTATCAGGCCATGCGCTACTCCGGGGAGTACCAGCTGGCCCGCGCCCGGGAGGAGCTGCGCACCCTGGAGCTGGAGCTGCCGGCGGCCTTCGCCGCCTGGCCGGGGGAGCTGGTGGAGCTGCGGCTGGCACAGAACGTGGGCACCGGCCTGTGGCGGGTGAGAGAGAGCGTCAGCGCCCAGGAGGAGCGGGGCAGCTATACCCGGCTGACCCTGGCCCCGCCGGACGCTGTGGGATAGGAGGAGCCTATGTGGATTTCGGAGCAGGGCCGGAGACGGCCCCAGGCGGACGGGACGGCCCTGGTGGGGCAGGTGACCCTGCCGGGGGATCCGGCCGCCGTCTATCTGGACGGGGAGCGGCGGGAGCTGCCGGTATATGGCCCGGGGGGCTACATCTGGCGGCCCGCCAAGGATCAGCAGGTGCTGGTGCTCAAGACCGGCGCGGCGGGGGAGGCCCCCTGTGTGGCGGGAGCCCTCTGCGGGGACGACCGGGAGGTGTCCCCCGGCGAGGTGCTCATCTACAGCGGCGGCTCCACCGTCCGGCTGAACGGAGGAAACATCACCATCAGCGGCGGCATTGTCAACCTGACCGGCCGGGTGCTGGTCAACGGAAAGATCGTGGTGACGGAGGGATGAGCGCATGGAGCTGATGGTGCGGGACGGGGACTACCTGCCCGACGGCGAAGGGGGCTTCCGCCGGGCGGAGGGGGCGGATGAGCTGCTCCAGCGGGTGCTGTGGAAGCTGTCCATCCCCCGGGGGAGCTTCCCCCTGCTGCCCGGGCTGGGCAGCGGGCTGTACCGGCTGGGCCGGGCGCGGCCTTCGGAGCGGCAGGCCCTGGCCCGGCAGTATGTGGCCGAGGCCCTGGCCGGTGAGGGGGAGCTGACGGTCACCGGCGTGGAGCTGGGCGACGGCGGCACCCTGCGGGTGTATCTGGAGTGGCACGGCCAGACCCTGGCCGTGACCGTGGAGACGGGAGGGACGTGATGGGATGACGGTGGATGAGATCTACAGCCAGATGGCCCAGACCTTTCAGACGGAGACGGGGCTGGCCCTGGCGGGGGACGGGGACATGGCGGTGCGGCTGTACGCCGTGGCCGCCCAGATTTACGCCCTGTATGTCCAGGCGGACTGGGTGGCGCGGCAGTGCTTCCCCCAGACCGCCCTGGGGGACTATCTGGACAAGCATGCCCAGCTCCGTGGGCTGGAGCGGCGGGACGCGGTGGCGGCGGTGGGGGTGCTCCGCTTCTCCGTCCCGTCCGCGCCGGACACCGACCTGTCCATCCCGGCGGGGACGGTGTGCCTGACGGCGGCCCAGGTGCGCTTTGAGACCCTGGAGGCCGCCACGCTGAAAGCGGGGAACACCTATGTGGACGTGCGGGCCCAGGCGTTGGAGCCCGGCGCGGCGGGCAACGCGGCGGCCGGAACCATCCGGGCCATGGCGGTGGCCCCGGTGGGGGTGAGCCAGGTGACCAACCCGGAGGCCTTCACCGGCGGGGTGGACGTGGAGGACGACGAGGCCCTGCGGGAGCGGGTGCTGGAGACCTTCCGGCGGATGCCCAACGGCGCCAACGCCGCCTTTTACGAGCAGGAGGCCCTGTCCTTCCCGGAGGTGGCCGCCGCCTCGGTGGTGCCCCGGCCCCGGGGCGTGGGCACGGTGGACGTGGTGATCGCCACCGCCGCCGGCCTGCCGGACAGCGAGCTGCTGGAGGCGGTGGAGAGCCACCTGGAGGCCAAGCGGGAGATCGCCGTGGAGCTCCAGGTCAAGGCTCCCACGGCCAAGCAGATGGACGTGACGGTACAGGTGGCGGCCAGAGCCGGAGCGGACAGCGCCGCGGTGATCCAGGCGGTGAAGAGCGCCATCCAGACCTGGTTCGACGGGGAGCTGCTGGGGCAGAGCGTCCTGCGGGCCAAGCTGGGGGACATCATCTATGAGGTGGAGGGCGTGGAGAACTACGCCATTACCGCCCCCGCCGCCGACGTGGCGGTGGACGTGGACGAGCTGCCCCGGCTGGGCACCCTGACGGTGACGGCCATGGAGGAGACCACATGAGCCACGCCGACTATCTGAGAGAGCTGCTGCGGCCGCTCCGGGTCTACGAGCTGACCGGCACCGCCAACGGCGGGGAGCTGGAGGCGGTGCCGGTCAGCTCGTAG